AATTTGGACAAAAGAATGCACCTGAAGAAGTAGCCCAGTTTGATCCTACTCTTGTAACTATGAAACTTACAGATACCATCAGACGTGACAATGGTGAACTAAGTCGTGATGGTCAGATATTAAATAATGCAGCTACCACATTAATGTCCATGCAGAAAGTTCTTAATTTAGATTTTGATTTGATAGAGGATGTACGTATTGGTTTAGTTAATCAACCACTCACTGACTTTACTCCGGACTTTCAGTTTGGAGAAGTTGAAGGAGGTACATACTTA